TTTATTGATGTTCCTTCCTTCCCTTTATGTAAAAGCTATGACGATATCGTCAAGCAAATACAAACATTGATTGAGGAAGATCACGATTATAGAACCCTGGTATTTGATACCACTGATTGGGCTGAGAAACTTGTGCAACAAAAGGTTTGCCAAAATCATTCAGTCAAAGGCATTGAAGCCTTGGGTTTTGGAAAAGGTTATACAGAGTCTGCTGAACTTTATCGCAGACTTCTACACATGTTTGATGAACTACAAAAGAAAAAGATGCATGTCATCTTACTTTCTCATGTAGCCATTAGAACTTTCAATGATCCAGAGCGTGAGCCCTATGATCGTTGGGAAATGAGTTTACACAAGAAGGTATCTTCAATGATACGCGAATGGGTAGACTTCAACTTGTTTGCAAACTATGAGGTATCAACTCGTACAAGTGGACAAGGGTTTAAGGAAACAACTAGAGGTGTGTCATATGGCAAACGAAAGTTGTTTCACAAATACGCTGCAGCCTTTGATGCAAAATCCAGAGTCGACTTGGGCAATCTCCCATTAGACTTAGAGTGGAGTGCATTCATGACTGCGTTCAAAGAATCTTTAAAATCTAAATAGGAGAAACACAATGTCTGATTTTGAAATTAATCTAACTGATCATGAAGAGCTAGACCCTAGCTCGATTGGTCCTATGCCAGCCGGCGAATATGAATTGGTTGGTAAAACCTGGGAAGCAAAAACTGCAAAGTCTTCTGGTCACAAGATGATCAGTCTTACCTTTGATGTTATTGGCCCCAAGTTTGCTGGCAGAAAAGTTTGGGAGAACATAATGCTTGAAGGCAACGGTCTCAATGTATCCAAGGGCAAACTTCGTAATTGGAGAAAAGCCATGGGTATGGATCCCGATGTCAACAACTTCAACCTTGAAGCTTTAGAAAGCATGATGAACGTTCCATTTAATGCCACGCTTAAAGTGGAGGAGGGGAGAGACAAAGGAGATGGAACCAAGTGGGAGGACAAAAATGTAATTAGTAAGTTCGCTGCAGGGACTTCTAGTTCATCGGCGTCTTCCCCTGCACCTGCCCCAGATAAAAAAGATGACTCATCAGATGATGATGGGTTTGACTGGGACAAGTAAATGGATTTCATCGAGGAACTGCATAACCAGGTCGATATACTTAAGAGAGATGGCGATTCTGTAGATGAAACAACCGAGCGAGTATCCAAAGCTTTGCTTGACCTGGGCTATGCCTTGGCTACTCCTCGCCTTATTAGAGATAACGTTAAATATTATCTCAGAGAAAACGATTGGGATAATTATAACCCAGTTGACTATATTACCTAAGCAATGCCGGTTATTCGTTTCCGGTTTATTAGCAACTTTGAGACCAGTTGTTTGCTGCAAGTGTCTCGATTGTTGGAAACAGACAAGGGCTTTAGTGAGAGTTATCCCTCAGTGCTTAGTCCTGTAAAGTGTCTTGGAAGCGCAGGCATGTCTAAAAGCGCTTCACTAATAGGCAGAAGGTTTTAGGTTATTACCTTTCATAGTGTCTTTGAAGTGTAGGCATTGTCGAAAACACTTCACCTTTTTTTGGAGAAAAAGATATGACAATAGATGTAAGAGAGGCCAAAGATTTGGTCACAAGGGTGGAGTCTTTATTAGACTCTTTAGACAAAACATTTGATAGCTTGCCATCTGAAATAGATGAAAAGGTAAAAGATGCTAAACTAACTTTATTAAATTTAAATATAAATAATGAAAGAAAAAAACAAACATTCCGATTCTTTAGATAAAAAAACATGCGATACAGTCATGCAAGATCTTGCGATCTGCATTGACGATTGGACTAGACAAGATCTAGACACCAAAGCCGCAGTTCTTACTTTATTAAAATTTACAGTAGATATTTCTTTTCAATTTTCAGAAAGTCCATTTGAAGCAATGCACCTTATATCATCTGTTATTACAGACAACATTGATCAGTATGAATCAGATGAGCTGGCATTTATCTTAAGACAAACAACAAGCGAAAAGAAAATAATACATTGAAACTTCGATACTACCAAAGAGATGCAATAAACTCTTTGCATCATTGGTTTGCTACTAGGCCAACGAATGAACATGCATTGATTGCGCTTCCTACCGCAGCTGGTAAGACCATTATATTTTCTCACTTCATTAAAGAAGTGTTAGCCAAAGAACCTGACGCTAGCTTTATTGTTATGGCTCATAGTAAAGCATTGGTTGCTCAAGCTGAAAGCAAACTAAAGTCAGTCTGGCCTGACGCACCAGTGGGTGTGCTTGCTGCTGGAATGAAACGCTTTCAACATAACGCTCAAATTTTAGTTGCTAGTCGCGACACCTTAGCTTCTCCTAAAAGATTAGAAAAGGTTGGCAAGTTTGACTACATGATTATTGATGAAGCCCACAACGTTCCCCCCACTTCTCATACCAGGTATCAAAAGATTATCAATGAGCTTTCTGCTCGTGGAGATATGAAAGTTATGGGTTGTACTGCTACGCCTTATCGCATGGGCCAGGGTTATATTTATGGAGATCGTAAGGATCATTTCTTTAAAGGTTTAGCTTACAGCGTTTCAATACCAGAGCTTATTAAAGAAGAATATCTATGTAGGCTATCAGCTTATGCTGTTAATGATAAAGCAATTATTGATGCGGGCTCTGTAAGTTTAAAGTTTAAGAATGGAGACTTCAGAGAAAAAGAATTAGAACAAGTAGCTATGGTTGATGAAACCATTGTAGAGGTTGTGAGTGATTGGATTGACAATGCTTACAGCAAAGGCCGGACAGCTACAGTATTCTTTTGTGTATCAGTCTTGCATGCCCAGAAGATGACCCAGTATTTAAAACAGTATGGAATCAAAGCAGCAGTAGTAACGGGTGAGACGCCCAGCTCAGAAAGAGATGAGATACTTTCAGACTTTGAGTCTGGTAAGATCCACGCCCTATGTAATGTTGGCGTCCTAACTGAGGGCTGGGACGCCCCGAGAACGGATTGTATAGCATTACTTAGGCCAACACAAAGCATTGGTTTGTATGTGCAAATGTGTGGCAGGGGCATGAGAATTCATGATGATAAAACTAATTGTTTGTTGCTTGACTATGGAGAGAACGTTGCTCGCCATGGATGTTTGGATGAGGTAGAACCTGAAGGAAATATACCAGGTAGATATCGTCCAAAGATTTGTTCTTCTTGTAGTGCTATCAACTCACCATCTGCTAAAGAATGCATGGAGTGCGGTCAGCCTTTTGAATCTAAGCAAACAAAAACCTTGTGGACTAGAAAAGAAAGAGAGGTTGCCAAAAGAACCAAAGCAGAAAAGCAGGCTGTTTTATCAGACGAAAAGAAAGCAGCCATACCCAAAGCAAAACCTATTACAGATATTTATGCTTCAGTTGTTAAATCAAAAAATGGCAGTGAGTATTGTCAAGTAGTATTTACAGTTGAGAATGAATTCTTTCCCAGAAAAATGCCATTAATGTTTGGTCATCCTACCGCTCATAACATGGCAGTGCGTAAATGGAACAAGATTACAACTGAGTGGGGATCCCCAAAGCAACCATGGATGGCAGCGGAACTGATAAACAATGGCGCGTTTGATACAATATCTGAGATTGTTTTACAAAAGCAAGGCAAGTATGAGAACGTTATTGGTATTAAAACCAAGAAAAACGAGGAGATAATTCTATGACAAAGATACATGAGTTGTTAGACCAGGTTGAATTGCAAGAGAAACAACACAAGAGATTCTATTTAGGGATCAGTGGTATTGGTAATTCTAATCAACGTTTGGTTTGGATGCGCTATCGCTGGCTCATGCCAAATGATTGGGAGCCTAGAGTTCTTCGCTTGTTAGATCTTGGCAACGTAGTAGAGGATGACTTGATCAAGAAGTTAAGAAAGATCCCTGGGGCTTCCATATATGACGTTGACAGCAATGGAAAACAATTTGAGACTGAAGCATTGGGTGGACATGTTAAGGGCCACATCGATGGCGTAGGTCGAAACTTTCCAGGCATGGATAAAGAGAACCCATACCTTCTGGAATTTAAAACAGCTAACGATAATAGATTTAAAAACTTACAAAAGCTTGGTAGTTATTGTGAATGGTCAGACGAATATGCTGCTCAATTACATTTATACATGGGCCTTTTTAATTTTAAACACGCTATAAGTATTGTTTATAATAAAAATAACTCAGACTTATATACCGAAGTAGTTGAGTATGATAAAATTCTTTTCGATTCTTTGATGGATAAAGCTAAAGATATTCTTACGAGAGAAGATCCACCAGAAAATTATATACCAGAGACTGATTATCGCATTCGTAGTTTTATGACTCCGAAGCAACAGGCTTGTTATTTAGGTAGAGCATTGCCTGAAAAGATACATTGTCGCTCGTGTCGGTTTGCAAAAATTGATATAGAGAAAGGAGATGCTCATTGGCATTGTGATCAGCATGACAAAAAGATCAGCAATGATCGACAGCTTAAAGGCTGTGGTCGACACAACTACATTCCAGAGTTAATACCTGCGGTAATGGTTGAGAGGGACAAGGATATAGTGGTGTATGAGAAGGATGGGTTTAAGTTTGTTAATGTTCCAGAAGCCAAAAGCTCTGCTGATGTAAACTTTTATTCTAGCAAAGAATTAATTGAAGTAGTGAACGCTGGGTTTCCTACAGAACTGTTAGAGAAAGCTGACAACATCAAGAGATTATTAAATGGCACAATACTTAAAATCAAACCATGGGTTGAAACCGGAGTACCCTTCTAGCTTTTTGGTTTTTTTATTACGAGTATTTCTGTGTCTGGGTACAGTGCCTCTACTAATTTCTTCTTCAATCTAAACATAGGCGTCTCGATTCCTTTTGTATCTTCGACCACTATCTCACCCTCGCTGTTGACGTATCTAAAGTCAGCCTTATAAAGACAAACCTTTTTATCATTGACCACACACGGGAAAGGTGGATGCACTTCTATGTCAGAAATGATGCCATCTGCTTCTAGTTCTTTAAGATGAGTGTACCTGGCCGCTTCTAGTTTGCTGTCAAAAGTTATGCCATCAAGCTTAACTTTCTTCGCTCTATATTTGTTGTACAAGTTATGGTCTTCCTGTCAGTATTTTATTTATCTCTTCTTCTCTTAATACATCCGCTGCTCTTCTAACCGGGGGAGCGACTGGTTTGTTTCTTGGGTCTTGGAATTGTCCTTTAAGGCTTTGCCCTGTTAGATCTATTTGAGAAAGTCCAAGGTCACCAATAGGAACTGGTTGAGCTGCTTTTCTTTTTGTTCCAGAAATTGCAAAGTCAATAACATCTTCATTAGGTTGAATAGGATTAAATAAACCAAGCATTACAGCATCTCTGTTTGCAACTTTTGCAATTTTTAATTGTTCGTCAATTTGATAGTCCTCAAGACCCAAAGTCCTTGCATCTTCAATGG